CCTCCGACTGCAGAGGTCATTGCCTTGGTCGAAGAGTCAAGCGCTCAAATCCGGGATTCTATCGGAGTAATCAAGCAAGAAGTACAAGCGACTCTCACTGCAAACGCCGGTAAGGATAAAGAAGAGCTTTTCAAGATTCTAAATACCAAATTCGACTCACTGCAAACAAGCAGAGCGCGTGCAATTGCAAATACGACAAGCGCAAATGTGACAAGCGGAATGCAATATGCCGTGTACAAAGATGAAGGCTTTGAGATGGTATGGCTAACACAAAGAGACGGCCGCGTAAGACCAGCGCATGCTGCTATGGAAGGCTCGACTCAAGGCGCGGACGGATACTTTACGGTAGTGACTGAAGTGCGCGATAAAGAAGGCAATATCATCGAAGTCAGAACAGAAAAAGCGAAGCGCCCGCTTGGTAGTGGACTAAGCGCTTCAAATGCAGTGAACTGCAGATGCCAATTATTCCCAGTTGAAAAGCAATAAAAATAAAGGTTTAATATGAATTTAATAACACGCGAGCTGAACCTACAACTTAGGGACGGCTACGAAATGGAGGAAGGCTACGAAGAGAAAGAAAATGATCTCTATACATTCGTAGTTTCAACTCCTGAAGTTGACCGCTATGGGACTATCATAGTTCCAAGTGGAATAGACTATCAAGCATATCTAAATAATCCCATAGTCTTAGCTCAGCATGACTCGGACAAGTGGCCTATCGGTCGCTGTTTGGGTTTTGCAATGAATGGCGAAAACCTAGAAGCTACAATTCAAATTGAGTGTATTACTGAAGAAGGTAAGAAACTCAATAAGCTAATTAATGCAGGTTTTGTAAAGGCCGTTTCAGTTGGTATCATACCAAATGAATACGAAGATAAAACAATCGACGGTCAAAAGGTAACTGTTTACACAAAGTCCGAGCTTGTAGAATTTAGCGTTGTTTCAGTCCCTGCAAATCGCCAAGCCTTGCTTAAGAAATCAATCAAGACTTTACTCCAAGATTCAATTCAAAAATACAAAAAGGAAAAGAGAATGTTAACCCCAGAGATCGAAGCCAAGATCAAAGACGAGCTTCTTCCTGCAATTAAAGAAGCTTTTGTCAATGAGGTAATTAATCTCGGTTTCTCACCTGAAGAAGCCGAAGCATCCGTAAACGCTTTTATTACTGCAGGCGCTCCTCCTATGCTAGCAGTTTTGCAAGGCGAAGTAGAGCCTGAAGTAGCCGAAGAACCAGCCGCCGCCGAGCCCCCAGTCGAAGTGGTAGCCGAGTCCATCGAGGCTAGTTTCGAGGTTCCTGAAACTCGAGTCGGTAAGAAAATTGCAGCTTCAACACAAGCGCAAATTAATGAAGGTATGGATATGATTCAAAACGGTTACAAGATTATCAAATCTGCAGTAGCCGGCGAAGCAGGCCGTTCAATTACTTTGAATATGCCTAAGAAACTCAACACAGACGAATTACTCAATTTAATCTAAGGATATTGCATAATGGAAAACATTATCGTAACAAAAGACCAACTGAAAGAAGTTGTTGACCGCAAAGTTGCTGATCAACTTCGTACACAAAAGCCATCAAGTAACAATGGCTTTGTAACAATCAAAGCAGATCATGATGCACGCCGTGACCAAGCTCGCGTAGTTGCTGATTATATTCTTGCAGTTCACAAAGGCCGCGAAGGACAAGCAGACGATATTGCACGCAAAGCAAACGAAAAGTACATCACAAGAGCTGACTTTAATACAGGTACAGCATCTCAAGGTGGCGCGGCCGTTCCTCAGTTTTGGGTCGAAGAGATCATGAATTTTGCAGATCAGTACGGATATGCAAGAGCACTCGCGAAGATCTATCCGATGCGTGGCAAAACAGAGAACCTCGTATCAAGTGGCGCGTTCACTGGCGCGGTAGTTGCTGAAGGTTCTGGTCTTACTTTGACTGACTCAACTAACTTCTTTACAGCGACTCAACTTACAGCTCGTAAGATTGTAGCCGGTGCTATTATCTCCGAAGAACAACTTCAAGATGCAACCCCTGCATTCTTGGATTATGTAGTGAACGGTTTGGGCCGCGCGCTTGCTGAAACAGAAGACAAGCAGTTTTTCAATGGTAATGGTACAGCTCCAAACTTTACAGGCTTAACAGGTATCTCCGGAACTACAACAGTTCGCCAAGGTGGTGCTAATAACTCTGGTAAGGATACATTCGGCGAAATCTCATGGACTGACCTTTGGAACTTGCGCCTCGGTGTAAATTCTGGCGTTGGTGCAAATGGTGCTTTCGTAGTGCCTCAATCAGTTTTCGGATTCTTGATGAAAGAAACAGCAGGCTCACGCCCTGTTTTCGACATGGTTCGTCCTATCGAAATCACATCAATCGGCTTGACTGCACTTACAGGTAATTCATACTTTACACCAACAGGCCGCCCGATGCATGTCGTACCAGATGCACTCTTCCCAACAAGTGCAGCGAATACAGCATCTGCATTCTATGCTGATTGGAATCAGTTCACTGTTATGGGTATCCGCGAGGATGTAACTGTAAACGAATACAAAGAGTATTTCGGTGCGACTGGTTTGGGTGGTACTCATCAAAAAGGTATCGAAGTTGTCGAGCGCGTTGCTTTCGCATTCCCAGCTCCAAGTGCTATCGGTGTTCTCAAAACTTCAACAACCTAATTAGGTGATTTATGCTCGTAGATGTAATTCTAATCGAGCCGTATAAAGGTGTTTCGGCAGGGTATGAGACTTCTCTCCCTGCCGAGATTGCCGAGGCTCTTATTAAACAAGGCAAGGCGAAGGATGCAAAGCCCGCGCCGAAAGTAGAAACAAAGAAAACAGGTAAATAACCATGCCATATACAAGCGCAAATCCGAGGGCGTTTAATGCTCTCATGACCTTTCTTAATTTGGAAGTTAATGGCGATCCGACCTCCGAGGATACGGCGCTGTATACTTGGTTTGATGACCTGATAACAACTTGCTATGTAGAGGCTGAAGGCTATTGCGGTCAGCCTCTTCGTAGTGGGACGATATATTACCAATTTTACGCCTCAAAAGCCCAACGCGGCCTCGAAGCTAATCATTCATGGAAATATATCCCCTACAATGCTAACACGGCTCTTACGGCTTTGCAGTGGCGCGAAAATGAGTTTGCAACTTATGCGAACTTTGACGCGGGTAATTATGCATGGAACGCCGAGCCGTATGCTAATTACATTGTCTTTCGTGATAAGACAAATGGACAATTCAAGGCGACGCTTACGACGGGCTTCAGTGATGCGTCAATGCCATATACAATCTTGCAAGGCATAGCCGAAATGGTCACTCTTGCATATAAGCAAAGCCCTCAAGGTGGTAATTGGTTCGGACTTAACTCCGTCGCTACAGGCGGCGCGGGTCAAACAGTCAGCCAATCACTCAAAACCGATATAGGATGGCATAAATACTTTGCTCAGTTCGTTATACCAACGGTGTAATTATGCTAAGTACAGAGGCTTTAAAGGGCATTCTACGGCCTGTTATTATGAAGAGCTTGGAGCGCATGCCTTTTGTGATGCAGGCGTATATCGGAGCGAATATGGAAATGCGAGGCGCGGCCGATAGAATAGCGCCTTCGACAAGTTCTAAGCTTGCAATTAACTCGGGTAATTTGTTTCGTAGTTTCTCCAAAGGTCAGCCCGGAAATGTTTTCAGAGTCTCGCAAAATGGTGATAACTTCGAGGTAGAATACGGGTCAGACTTGCCATATGCAAGAGTGCAAGAGTTCGGCGGCTTCATTGCAAGCAAAGGCAATATGCATAAATACTTTTGGGCTAAATTTGCAGAGACTAAACAGCCGTATTTTAAGAATATAGCATTAAGTGTAAAAAAGAAAGGCGGCGTAAACATACCAGCCCGCCCGTACTTTAATCCTGCAGTCGATAGACTTCGAAATGATACGAAATTTGCTACTGATATCAAACAACAAGTAATAATCGGAATACAACAATGGCAAGAGAATCAGCGGCGATCAAATCCATAGCAGATAGACTTCGCACAATGAGTGGAGTTAAAGTCTATGACCAAGTAATGCTAGACAAATGGAATACCTATCAGTTCCCTTTTGTCGGTGTTTTGTCGGGTGCAGATTCTCGCGAGGTAATTGGACTTGAAGACGATTCCGCTTTTGCAAATAAAGGCACGCTTGATATCTATTTGCTTGTCGGAGTGCAAGTAAAAAAGAATAGCACGGCGGGCAAGGCGAACTTACGCGAGGCTCTTGCTGACTTATGCGAGGGTATCGAAAACAAGCTCACAAATTATAAGCCCGATGTCTATGAGTCCGATTATGAAAGGACATACTTTGCGCCAGTGCATTTTATCGACGCGCAAGCGGTCACATTCAATGACGATGAAACGAAAGGCATATCGTTTATGACTTTCAGAACGGTATATTACAGAGGAGATGTATGAAGTTAAGTGCATGTGTAATCTTTCAGGATGGAGATGACCTGAAAGGATGGAGGGATTCTTTGCCGAATGATAATGTCGAAGTCGTAGCACTTCGCACGGCGGTAAATCCGAAATTGAAAGAGCCTGTATTCCAAGAAGTCGGTCGCATTGATGACCATATAGTGCTAAGTTGGGAATATCCCGACTTCGAAGAGTATTTTGACTTTAGTTATTGCAGAAATAAACTCGATGAGTATGCGACTGGAGACTGGATTTTGCACATGGATTCCGATGAGCGCCTTGCAAGTCCTGAAGATGAGTTTTGGGCGTATATCCAAGAGCTTAACGATAGCGAAGCGGTCGCGGCTTATCTATCCATTGGAGGATGCAATAATGATCTAGATCCGCAATATACGCATATTCGAAAGAGGTATAATATACCGGCAATGCGATTGCATAGAAGAAGCGCGTTTCTCAAATGGCAAAGAATATGCCATGAGACGCTCGAAGTTGACCCGAATGGCACGGTCGTAGCTGATACAGACATATTGCTATACCACAAAGGATATAGCCAAGACAATGAAGTCTTAATGCAAAAAGCAGAACGGAACGGAGGCTTGATGGTAAGAGAATACACACGCGATAAATCACAAAGAAACTGGGATTATTTAGTTAATACTTTCGCATATTTAAAACAATTATCTAAGAGGTAATATCATGGTAGTAGGCGGCGCTAATCTTAGCGTATTCTATACAGCAAATGAACTCGGTACAGCCCCTTCAGTCGGCTCTACTGCAATTCATACAATGAAGCGCAAAATCAAGACTTCATTGACACGCACGACTTTCACAATCGATCAAAACGAAGACAATCCGGAACTGACTTCATTCCTTGAAAACTATGCACCTGTAACTACAGTCACTGCAGATCAAGGGGAATACGAAGACGGGACCAAATTCAACTCTTCACAAGCGACAAGCGATACACTTTTGCAGATTGTGTATGGTGGAGTTGATACATCAGGAACCAAGAAGCGTAAGGTAGTTTTGATGCTTTGCAAATTAGCACAAGACGCAGGCGCGTTTGACCAAGAATCAGGTAAGTACACTAAGCCAAAAGTAGGCGGCGATGTGGTAAATAATGACACAGATTTGGTTATTCCTGCAACTTACTTCTTGACTACTCTTGTAAGCGGTGCGACTGCGGTCACAATCCCTGCAAAGATTGGTTACAAAGAAGTTTGGTTCGCAGATCCAAACACGCCTTAATTCACACGGGGCGGGCAAAACCCGCCCCCTTATTTTCACTAAGGAGACAGCATGAAATTAT